CTTGGTCATGTTACAGGAACAAGGTCTATTTCAGGTAACTTTACTTGTTATTTGAATACTCCTTCAAGCGGTGCATCAAGTGCTGACTTGTTTGAAGATCTTATTGAGGCAACAACAACAATTACCAACTCGTTTGACTTAGCTTTTTCAGTTGGTGGTTCAAGTAATACTCCTAGAATGGTTATCAATGTAGATACAGCCCATCTAGAGGTACCAACACATTCAATTGATGATATTGTAAGTTTGGAAGTAAATTTCCATGGCTTACCAAGTTCTGTAGATGCTACAGATGAATACACAATTGACTTTGTAGGACCAGACGTAACTTAACTTTAGCGGGAGGGGAAACCCTCCCTCTTTTAACCAGGAAACAGAATGACAGAACAAGAAAACAAATCAGTATCATTAGCGAGTTTATTAACTCCAAGTAAAACAGTTTCAGTTGATTATCCTAGCATGCCAGGATTTTCAGTCGACCTTTGCTATTTAGCAAGAGAAGAACTACTAAAACTACGAAATCGTTGTTTATCACAAAAGTTTAATCGTAAAACAAGAGCTTTTGACGAACAATTAGATGAAGATAAATTTTTAGTAGAGTATGTAAAAGCTGTAATTAAGGGATGGAAAGGCTTAAAATATTCTTACCTCGAAGAGCTTCTATTGGTGGACATTAGTAGTCTTGATCCCGAAGATGAACTTTTATTTTCTCAAGAAAATGCCGAAACTCTCATGAAGAATGCAGCAGATTTCGACACTTGGGTTACTGAAGTAACAGGTGATCTAGAAAATTTTACCAGAGCCAAGTAAAACAAATACTTGGTCTCTTAGACAAACAATATAAAGACGGACAAATAGAACTTGAAGTTTACTTAGATATATGTGAACAAACAGGTAAAACTCCCGACTTTAACGAAATGCCACCGGTTCTGGAGGACTATCCTCTTGAAGTTCAGGTGGCTTTTTTATTGCACGACCTTTTACCTGATCGTTGGGATGGTATGAGCGGTTCTTATATGGGAAAAGACTTTTCTTCTATAGGAACACTACTTGATATTTGGAAAGTAAAAGATAGAAAAACTTGTCTGTACTTTATAAAACATATAGAAGCAAGAAATACAAATAAAATAAATAAAGCACAAGAAAGAAAAAGAAAAGCTTCAGAAAATAAAGCTAAAGCTGGTGCAAAACCAGGAATCAACGTACAAGGCTAATGGCAAAAAATGATATAAAAATTAAGATCAATGTAGACGGTAAAGACATTGAACTTACAAAAAAGCAGGCAGATAAACTAGGTAAAAGTCTAGATAAAACAGGTACTTCTGCGCATTCTGCAGACAGACGATTAAAAGGTGCTGCTCAGGCATCTTCAAACACAACCAAAAACTTTTCAAAGATGGCTCAGGGCATTACAGGAGGACTTGTGCCTGCATATGCTACCTTGGCTGCTAACGTATTTGCCATTGGAGCAGCTTTTAGATTTTTACAAGATGCTGCAAATTATAGAATACTTGTACAAGGTCAAATGGAGTATGCAACAGTAACTGGAGACTCCTTAAAAACTCTCACAAGACAATTACGTGATGCAACAGGTGGACAGTTGGCTTTTGCTGAAGCTGCTCAATCAGCTGCTATTGGTAGAGCTGCTGGATTAAGTGGAGCACAATTAAACGAACTAGGAAAAATAGCAAAAAATGCTTCTATTGCATTGGGCAGAGATTTAACCGATTCTTTTAATCGATTAGTACGAGGTGTTACAAAAGCTGAGCCAGAATTACTAGACGAATTAGGTATTATTTTACGATTAGAGACAGCAACAAGCAAATATGCGCGAGAAATCGGCAAAACTGCAAATCAATTGAACATCTTCGAAAAAACACAAGCTGTAGCAAACGAAGTATTAGGACAGGGTCAAGATAAATTTGCAGAATTTAATACAGAACTCAATGAATTCAATAAACTTGCAGTAGCTTTTGATGATTTAATTAATACTATTAAAGGAAGTCTAACAGGAGTTGCAGAGTTTATTGCAAAAGGACTAGCAGGAAATGTGGTAGCTCTTGGAGGAGCTTTTGCACTATTAGGTTCTGGAATTATGAACGCTATTACTCCACAAATGCCAGATATGGACTTAGCAAAGGGTGCACAAGGCGCTAGAAAAAACCTGAATAAAATATTAAATAAAGAAGGAAGATCAAAATTTGGTAATTTAGACACTAAAGCACAAACAAATCAATTAGAAAGATCTTTAAAAGCAAACTCAACAAAGTTTTCAAAATATGAAAGAGGTAGACGAATGGAGTCTCTCAAATCTCTTAATATAATTAAAGCGCATAATGCACAATTAGAAGCAGATAGTGCAATGGGTTTTAAAAGAATGGGACTAAGATGGAAGGCTGAAATGAAACTTATGCAGGCAGAAGCCGGTAAAGCATTTGGTTTTATTAAATTTGCAGGTGTAATGGCAATGAGAGCAATTACATTAATGGGATGGCTGGGACTAATTGTTTCTGTAGTAGGAGTATTAGCACAATTTATTAAAACAATAGAAGATCCTGCAGTCGCAAAATTTAGAGAAGAACAAGAAAGAACAGCAGATGCTTTTAGACAGACCGCGGCTGAAATCGAAAATGTAACAAATAAGTTAGTAATAGCTGATGATGCTTTTACAAATTTAGTTAAAAGAGCCAGACTTATGGAAACTTTAGACTTAGGAACAACTTTTAATGTAGAGAATCTTGGCAAAGAAACAACAGGAGGTTTAACAACTGGACAAACTATTAAAAGAACCTTTAGTAATTTATTTAAGATAGCAACATTTAGAAAAGACCAAGCAGTAAAGTTTGATACAGGGGGAAGAGATAATTTAACTGGTGAAGATAATGCAGTTATAGACGGAGCAATCGCTAAACTAGAATCAGGTATAGGAGTTGTAGGAAAAGATACAACTCAAGGGCAGGCACTACAAGGCATTATTGAAAAAATACAAACTGCACAAAGTCAAGGAAATCTAGAAGGTATTAGACAAATATTTAAAGAAATGCAAGATCCTGAAAATGTCTTAATGAAAGAAATCCAAACTTTAGTAGATTTTTCAAAAGCACCCCAACTTATAAAAAATGCAGGAGATGAGTTTGGCAAAGGAATGACATCACTTGTATCTAAAAGTACTCCGTTAACAGGAGCAACAACAGCTCTTAGAACTATGAAAGAAACATTCGAAAAAATGAAAGATGTTAGTGATAAGTTTCCGGAGTTAATTAAAGGCGACCAAATTAAAGAGGGCACGGATGCAGCAACTATAAGGCAAATGCTCGGAACAGAAGCATATAATGCATTGCTAGAAAAAACTTCCGAGATTAAAAATGAGGAAGCTCGAGCAGAAGCACAAAGAAGAGCATTAGTAACGGCTTTTCAAGAAAAACAAATAGAATTTCAAGAATTGGAACTACGAATGTTGAACTCGAAAAGAGACTCACAAACAGAACTTATGGGACTTCTTCATGGTCAATCAAAACTTGCTGCAGGACAAATTAAAAAAGAACAACAAGTTAAAGACCTAAAAGAAGAAATCGCAATTATAGAAGAAACAAGAAGATTAAGAGCAGGAACTGACCAAGAACTCGATGCAACACAAGCAGCAGTAGAAGAATCAAATCTAAAAAATCTTCAATCAAAACTAAAAGTAGCAAAAACATCCGCAAATCTTTTAGCCCAAGTTGAAATGCAATTTAGAGATTCTTTTGAACAAGGAATGGCAACAGCAATACAAGGATTGATTGAAGGCACAACAAATTTAAAGGATGCTTTCTTAAATATGACAAAATCAATACTATCAGCAATGGCTCAAGTACTTGCTCAACAGGCAGCAATCGCAATTATGGGCAAGATACCTTTCTTTCCAGGTGGAGGGCTTGGAGGTAGAGATGGTGGAATAATGAAAGCTCCTGGCTATCGTTCATTTGGAACAGGTGGAGTATCAGACGGACCAGATTCAGGCTATCCCGCAATACTTCACGGAACAGAGGCAGTCGTACCTCTTCCAAACGGAAGAAGTATACCAGTAGAAATGTCTGGAGGAACAGGCGTAAATAATATCAGCGTAAATGTAAATATGACAACAGGAGAAACTAGTTCCGAAGGAGCTGGAAAAGAAGCGTACGCACTAGGAAGAGCAATCTCAACTGCAGTACAAACAGAAATTGCAAAACAACAACGACCAGGCGGCTCATTAAGCCCTTATTAATAAATTATGGCATTTGGAATATATAGATCAGATGATGGAAATATAACAGGATTTTCTGCGCCTGTACAACCCGATAAAGGATTTGCACGATCAAATGCTCCAAGAGTATTGCTTGCAGATTTTGGGGACGGTTACGAGCAACGACTAGCGGATGGAATTAACATATTAGACCAAACTATGACTTTGTCTTTTACTACACGACCAAAAGCAGAGATTGATAATCTTGTAGCATTTTTTGAAAGTTTAAAAGGTGTAGATACCTTTAAATTTAATTTAGAAGATAGTAACGAAAGTTCTGATACAGAAACAATTATCTGTATATGTTCACAATGGAGTCAAACTTGGGCATATGACAATTTTTATAGCTTAAGTGCAACCGTTAAAAGAGTGTACGAATCATGACACTAGTAAGTGATTTCCAAAAACAATCGCCAGGTTCCGAACTTGTTGAACTTTTTGAAATAGAAAAACCAGATGGAACTTTTGCATATTTTACACGAGGAGAGGACTCTGATGGTTCCTCTTTACAACTATATGACTATAATTCGCCTAGCACACTAAGAACATATGCTCCTTGTCCTATTACAA